CATCGGCGTTCCAATTTTGAGCTAAATCTTGAAAATCCCATTCACCGAAACCGATATTATCTTTTATAATAAATTCACGTTGCTGGGCTTCGGTCAAATCGCTTGCCATTATAACGGGAATTTCTTTCAGTTTCGCTTCCTTACACGCTTTTAAACGCATATTTCCACCGAGAACTATATTATCTTCATTAATAACAATTGGACGAATCTTGAGCATTTCAGGAAATTCCTTAATCGAATTAACCAATTTCAAAAATTTATCGTCTTTAATGATTCTCGGGTTGTTTGGGTTCGGTTTAATATCCGAAATTTTGTAAAGTTTAGTTTCTATCATTCAACAAAGTTAAATAAAAAAAGCCGAACGAATTAACGCCCGGCTTTTTCGAAACTAAGTGTAACCCCTTACACAATTATTCAAAACCTCAAAACAAAGATAAGTTAATTTTCGATTGCAGCGCGAATTAAATAATTTTCTTCTGGAAATATTTCTATTTGAACTTCGCAGTAATCAAAATTAATTAATTCAGATTCCGGATTTCCGTTGCAAAAAAAGTAATTTATTTCAAGGTGCAAACGATCAGAAATTTTTTTGAATTCCGAATCCGAATTAAATAAATAATCTATATTTAATTTGTTGAAAGTCAGCGCTTTAATTCCAATATCAATTTTATCCTCATCGAATAAATCTGTTAAATTACAATTCCATTTTTGGAGCTGCTGGATAAGTTCAACTTTCGTAAATGTTAACTTTTGACGGGAATAACTTTTCATAATTCAAACGATTCTGGTTTTGATTGCATTCCTAAATTATCAATTGTTTCGGGCGAATCGTTCCAGCTACAAATTAAAATTTCGTTTGATGTTCTGAAATCTGAATATAAAAAGTTAATCGGATTCGGATTTCCATGTTTTGAAATAATTGTTTCGTCTCGTCTAATTTCGCATCTGGTTATTAAAAATTCAATCATTGATTCATGATCTATAAATTCGAATCCATTTGATTTTAACGCTTCACGAATTCCATTTTCTACGAATCGGGTATATTGTTCTTGTGTTGAATTTAAAATTTCGATGGCATCGACATTGTCTTTTAATTTACTTTTTAGTAAATCTTTTCCATAAATATCCGCAGTAAATCTTAAAGCGGATTTAATTTTTTCACGTTTGTTAAATTTTGGTTTTGATTTCATAATATTTTTTTTTAAAATGGCATTTCTCGATCAACTTCGTAAAATGATTTATTGGGCTGCAAATTACTTTTTATTTCTGGAAGTTGATTTGGGTTTTCATTCATGCCATAAAAACTTGACATGGTGGAATTATGCCTAAAACCTACTGCACCCGTTGCTCCTTGTCGATGCTTTTCGAATAAAAGAAATATTTCATTCGTGTATGGCGCGCCTGTTTCTTCATTTTTTAATTCATAATATTCTGGACGATAAATGAATGCAACCGTATCCGCGTCTTGTTCGATTGAACCCGATTCCCGTAAATGAGATAATGATGGTTTTTTATCAATTGTTTCCTCACATTTACGATTTAATTGAGCCAAAACAATAAATGGAATATTTAATTCTTTTTGAGCCGCTTTCAATGTTCGAGATATTTGCGAAACTTCTGCTTCCCGATTACCGCCTTTAAAACCTTCCAGCGTCATTAATTGCAAATAATCAATAACTACCCATTCGCATTGATTTAAACGCGCGTGCCGTTTAATAATACGGATCGCTTCATTAACACCGCATCCAGCCTTATCATAAATTTTAAACGGTTTGTTTTCAACTATTCCAATAGTTTTTTCAAAATGTATTAATTCATCTTGATTTAAAGTTCCGTCTCGTAGTGCAGATGATCTAATTCTTTCGTTTGCATTTTGCAAAATTAAACGTTGAGTTAATTGTGATTGCGACATCTCGAGATTAAAATAAATACCGGGTTTTTTTGTTTGCATTCCAAAAAATAATGATAATGCAGTTTTACCCATTGATGGACGAGCGCCTAAAATAATTAATTCGTTTTGCCAACCACCAGTAAATTTATTAATTGATTCGATTCCCGTTTCTAATCCGCTTGTTTGTCCTGATTTGGCGAGTTCCGCGCGGCGGTAATATGCTTCGCGTTCGTTTGTTGTTAATTCAGGCATTTCCACAATTTTTTGAAGTTCCGAGCCTTCTTCAGTTAATTTGGTTAATCGTTTGATCATTTCTTCGGCAATATCGCGTCCCGGTTTTTTTTCATGCAGTCCAATTCCGACCTCATAATAAATTTTTGAAATATTACGCGTTATTAGTGCGTTTTGCAACGTTTCTATCAATTCGGGTATGTTCTCATTGAATGTAACGTTTTGGCTCGTTTTAAGCGCAGCTAAATATTCATCCATTGAAAACGATTCAGAACATTTCCAAACGTTCAAAAGTGAAACTGGATCAGGTCGTTTGTTTTGATCGCATATTTTTTTTATAAAATAAAATGTTTTACGGCATAAATCGTTTTCGAAATGTTGAGGTCCAATTTGCGAAAGTATTTCTTTATAAATTTCGTTTGGACTTAATAATATTCCAATTAATGTATTTTCAATTTGATCGTTTGCGTTATTCATAATAGAGTTTTGTTTTTGATGGGGTTTTAATTTCATATTTACCAGCATGTTTTGGATCGGTTTTCATTTCATACAATTTGTTTTTAATTCCAAATGATGAAAATTGATTTACACGAATGCCGCCATTTTCGTTTGGTGTTGTATAATGATTAATAAAATCTTGAAACAAAATTTCAGGATAACCGCTGGTCGGGTTTTCGTTTTTGAATTTTTGAACTTCATTTATGAATTCTGATTCGGTGCATTTTTTAAACCATTTACCAGTTATGTTTTGATTTTTTTTAAAATCAACTTTTACATTATCATTTACATTATCATTATCATTATCATTTACATTATCATTATCATTATCATTAAGCATTGCGATTTTAGCGACCGCATGCGATCGCATTATTTCGCTTGCGGGTTTGTCCCAACGTTTTTTTGCATTGTCCGAATTCTTTTTGGATTTTTCAGAATATTTTTTGTTGTTTTCAATAACCTTTGAAAACACGAAATTTACAACCGCTTGCAAATGTTTACTTTTAAAAACTGGAATGTTTTCATCATTGAAATTAAACAATGTATCGTAAAACAATAATCGTTCTTCGTGTTCAAGCGATTGAATTAAAACATTCCATTCTTGGTAAATTATAAAAGATTCCTTCATAAATTAAAAATTAAAAAAGCCCGTTTAAAGTTGCGGTAGTAGCGAAACAATTATATCGTTTCTCGCAACCCTAACGGGCAAAATGTTTTTAAATAATTCGAGCTACTACCTTCGAACTTTAACAAAAATAAACTTTTTTTATTGGCAATTTTTCAATTCACAATATATTTTTCCATGAATGATTTTTGCATATTCACATTTACCCGCGCGAATATCGTAATAGTTAAAATTGCAGTTCAATTCCCACATTTTACGAAATGTCCAGTTATCATTCATTTTTTTTATGAATTCATCGTAAGTTAAATCCATTTCATCCAGCATAATAAACGGTTCAGTTTTATGCTTCAATAAATAATGATCAAATTCCGCTTTCATCTTCGTATAATTTTTTAAAATAATCTTCGCCTTCCAAATAAAAAGTTCCTGAATCGTAGGCGTCTATTATTTGTTCTTTTTCCAATGATAATGCTAATTTTACCGCTGCCGGAAAACATTCTAAATTGAATTCTTTTACAATCCATTCGACTGCAGTTTGTCTTTTATTTCTCATTTAATAAAGTTTTTAAATCGTTAATTAAATCATTTGAATTTTTTGCAGTATATCGCAAAAGTTTAAATCCCATTAATGAAGCGCGGTTATATTTTTCGCAGTTCGCGGTGTAACCAATTAAAGTTTGATGCCCGCCCATGCCAGACCAATGGTTCCCGCCCATTCCTTCGAATTCAATTAAACAATTAAATTCTAAAATGTAATAATCTGATTTCCAGCGGCGCGAAGTATCGAAACGAAATTCTTGCGCAAGCGTTAAATTATACGCGCGGCAAAATAAATTAATATCGATTTCAAATACTTTTTTACTCATTGCAAAAAAGATTTTCATTCATCCATTCCCGACATTCTAAAACGCGTTTATTAATTGCTTCGATAGTTTCCTCATTTCGTTCTATTTCGATTTCGAAAACGCGATCATTAACGGGTATATCTTCATAAATTGAAAGGCGTTCGATTTCTTCGCATGCGGTTAAATATTCAATTGATTCGATATCTGGGCAGTTCATTTTAAACCACAAAGATTTTTTTTCCTGTTCAATTAAATTAAGCGGCGTGTTCACCAAACAATATGCAAGTGTTGAAGATTTCGCGCCAGTCAAACTCATGTAACCATGCAATTGAAAATAATAATCTTTATTCAATGGTTCGTTTTTAGATTTAAAAAAACTAAAAATATCCCATGAAGTTTTAATGTCGGTTACAATTTCATTTTTTAAAATATCCCATTCGCCAGTGATGAATTCGTTTGACATTCGAGCTTTATTGTTTACATAAAAACTTTTTTTGTATTTTGAATAAAGCGTAATTGATTCTTCTTCCTGTGAAATTCCTTTTTCCAGATATTTGTTTTGTATCGATTTCGTTCGTCCGTATTTTTCGTTAATGAATACTTTTATTAATTCAGATTTACAAGTTTCTGAAAGTTGCCCGGATTTTGTCCGGGCTTCTGTCATTAGCGCACCAATTGAACTGCAACGAAATTTTATTTTATCGGCATTCATTTTTCAGATGGTGTTAATTGCATGTATTTTTCTTGAAACATTTGATTTAATTCCTCAGGAATTGAACTTGCATAAACTTCCAGTTCTTCGATCGTTTCGGAACTTTCAATTAATGCCTTTAATCGTTCGATTTCGGGATTAATTACAATTTCTTCATGATCCACATAAGTTACACTTTCGCCCATTTCGTCATTAATAACCGACTGGTCGATTTTAACGGCAGTTTGCATTTCAATTGATAGTATGCCCCATTTGGATAAAGTTGATTTAAGCACCGTTTTTTTAGCCATCGCATCAAAATCCGTTTTCCAAGGTCCATTATTATAAGATTTCGAATATCGTTTGCCGTGTTGAATAACTTTTTCGGTTGTCCAAAAACAAGTTTTTTCAAACCCGTTTATTAATTTGAAATATGCAGCGTAACCGATTATTTTCCCTTCGCCCGGCAAATCAAATTTTGCATTTAAGTTTTCCGTTAATGTATTGAATGATTCAAATTGATTCTCATAAACTTCAATAACATTAATGTTCAAATATTGACCTGATCGCTGCGCAAGTTGAACCAAACCTTTCACACCTAATTGAAATTGCGCCGCTTTACCGTATGGGACGATCCAAGCGAAGCCTAAATTTTGATTAATAGGCAAATCCAATGTTGCCGCCATTAATGCGGCATTGTAAACAGAAATTGGATCTGCATTTTTCAACATTGAATTATTAGCGGTAATTTGTAAAATTGAACTAATAAATTGAGTTGAACGTTTGCCGATTACTTCCTGAAATTTGTTTTTAACGGCTGGTTTTTCGAAAAATGTTTTAATCGTGTTTTCGATTTTTACTGGGGTTTTGTTTTCCATTTTGTATGGGATTTTAATTGTTAAAAATTGAATTTAAATGTACGTATTTTAGAAGTTATATCGTTGTTTTCATTGAATCGTTTAATGGAAATCATTCCGTTTTTTTCTTGCAATTTCAATACTTGCGCAACGTCTGAAACTTCATATTTAAAACGCAAATCGTTAATTTTT